TCCGTCAATCGGATCAAAGTTCGTGCGGTTAAATTCATTCAAACCCTGTTGCAGCAGAAAAGCAGCACACAGCTCAGCGAGCAAGCCGTAATCCGCTGTACCCGCGACCCCTGCAAGATTGAATGTGCGCTGACCCTGTGGGATGGTACGAAGCAGGGCGGGGTTCGCATCGAAGAACGCCTCATTGCTGGTGATGATATTATTCCAACGATGTCCCGCAGGGTAGCTATCAAGGAAAACACCGTTCAATCTTTGCCATTTGGTGTATGCGTCATTGAGTAGGGCGCGTGAAGCACCATTAGTTCCCGCCCAGCTATGGTCATAGACGAGGAAAATGCGGTTGCTCGGTATCCAGTAAGATTGGCGCGAAGCACTCAAGTCCGTGGCTATCGCGTCTGGCAGTTTCCAAAATGCTGTTTGAGGCGTCCAGAAGCGAAAGCCCATCGCGTCAAGCAATGCCGCAGCGCCCAATTCGCAGGCTGTGTCAGAGCCGCCCGTTATATCAAGCCCAGAATAGGACCATTCAAGATCAGCGTAGCTATTGCTGAGCGTAAACGTCAGCACCTTGGTGTCGTCCACCAAGTCTATAACATCCTGAAATGCTGTAGAAATTGTCATGCAAGCTCATCTGAAACAAACGCATTATGGATCATCACATTTTGCGTTCCGTCTCTGGCCAAGGTCACACTTCCGCCATCAAGCAATTGCATTAAAACTGCGCCGTTGAGGTCGCCGAGGCCGGTCATATCGTGCGATATTTCAACCTTAAAGAAGCCGCCTGTTAGATCGGTGACTGCAATAGAGTCGAACGGCGCGCCTGAAGTGACGGAGCCAGTGCCTAGATCAATGTTTGCGAGGGGCGTTTCCGAAAAGTTCGTGAACCTTACGCGCAAACTATCGCCATCGCCTGAAACCTTGCGGAAAATAAATTCTATATAATTGACACCATCGGCCAGAACGATAGGTGAGATCTGAATGCCCACTTGCCCGGTCCCTGTCGCAGCGTCGTCAGTAATCGCAACAGCGTTATTTCCACCCGCGCTATCGGCTTGAGATGTCGCGACGACACCATTACCAAAAGAAATGAAGTCCGCCGCAGTCCCGTCATACCCGCCACTGGCTATTGTGTTCGGCGTAGTAAATTCAGCCGTGGCGATATTTGAAAACTCGGTTGTTTCCTGCACCACATAAATATCATAGGCCGTGCTATCAGCAAGCGAGCGAGGTACATCAAAATTAGTTTCCACACCTGCAACCGGAATAGAGCCGCTTTCTGTTGCTGCTGCATCGCTACCATCCGTTCCGGCTTTTATCTGGTCGCTATCTGGCGCTGTCGCCGCAGTGGGCACGACAACATAAAAAAGCGTCCCGCTGGCCGTGTCCGTTGTCACGTCAAATTCCACACCCTTATAGAGCGCGGTAGACGAAAAGCCCGATAGGACAGGCGCAGGCGCACCGCCGCCACCGTATTGGGTCTGGAGTTTCGAGGTTAGCAACATCATTCCACCCTTAAGTCTTAAAAAGAATAGAGCAAGTCCATATCGACTGAAAGCGCCCCACCGGCGACCGCTACCGTTTCGGATATGGTCGGGTTATTGTCTGCCCATCTAGCATCACTTACCCAATTAAAACCCCATCCGTCTGATCCCGCAACCAAAGGAAACGCGACTTCACAGACCGCAGTTGCAGTACCGTCAGTTCTGACAATCAAGACGGCAAATCGTGTGCCGTTTGAAATGGCCGCAGGACTTACCAACATCTCGACATTTTCAGTTGACGTAGAGCGGACAGACGTTGTTCCATCATAGGCCAGTGTTTGGATTTCATTGGATCCGTTTAGGGTTGCAATGACCACTTTATAGCTTGCGCTGGTCGAACCAATATAGAACCGAACTCCCTTGATCGAAATGTCTTGTGTAGCCGTGAGGATATTCCCCTTTGAGGCAAAAGCACTCGATGAAACCGTAGTGCTGTCCGTTATTGTGTCCGACGCGGAAAAACCTCCGCCTCCTCCGGACCCGCTTGCAGCCGCAGTGATCCGACCCTGTTGGTCCACGGTGATATTCGCAGAAGTGAAAAAGCCGGGAGTAACTGTGGTATCTGCAAGGTCAATTGTCACGTCCGCAGAAAGAGGTCCTCCGCCCGTCAAGCCAGTGCCTGCGATAATCTGGCGAGCGAGAAGATCCGCAAAAGCCTGTTCGGCTTCCGAGAAGAACCCGCCCCGGTCGCGCAGATACCGCAGAAAATAAGCCGAAGCCGTACCGTCCGAATTGACGATTGGCTCCGAGAACTGAAGGTCAGACAGGAGGGGAAAATCAGGCATCGGACGGCTCGATCATTTCGAGATAGTCGATCCGGTGCAGGGTGCCTCGATCCACGATCTTGAACAATCTCCCTGGCGCGTCAAACTGCCCAAGACTCCACCATTCAACGCGAGTATTGTATCCAGCGTTCGGGATCGTGACCGTCCCTTGGTCTACGTAGGTGTTGCCCTGATCATCTGAGGTCGAGAGAGTGACAGTCGTAAGGTTCAAATCGGCCATGTCGCCAACCGAGCCCATAAGCTGTACGCCGAAGCACGGGATGAAGTCGAACGAGCGAGTAGCTACTTGCCCGTAGACTTCACGCGGAAAGCTGCGCGGCACGGAAGACCCCTCGACCGCATCGTCATCATAATACTGGTCGGTATTAAGAAAATACAAAGCCCCATTGCCATCGTCTCCGACAATCACGTTAGTCCCGTAAGCGCGGGAAATTACGTTGCCGCCCTGCCAGTTTATACCAGTGTAGGGTCGCCAGATTGAAGATTCGTCGCTTCCATAGACGTACCATTGTTCTGCATGGAAGTCATAGACAAGAGTTACGATATTTCCTAGCCGCAGGACATAAAAATCGTGACCGTCGATCGTGAAGGTCCACGCCCGGATTGCCGGATTATTGACCCTGCCCCGTGCCACGACATTGACGAACATCTGCGAAACGCAAATATCCTGCGTTGCGCCTTCAGTGACCAGATTCACAAAACCTTGCGAGGCGTTGATCTGCTCAGTTGGAAAGTTGGCGACGGCAAGTGTAAACGCCTGCGAAATCTCGATTTCGGCAGTTTCTCCCCCGGTGACGGAAAAGACGTAGGCTTGACTCGCCTGAATAGTAGGCGTCAAGGCCATGGTTAAGTCGTCCGATCAATCTGGAGTTTAACCGCGTCCACTTCCAAAGGCGTCCACGCTGCGGAAGTATCCGGACTGAGTTCCGAAACGTCCCACCAGTAAGTGAAGGCAGACGTAATTGGTCTGTCCGCACCGAGGTCGGTCAGAGTTCCAGTCAGTCCTGTCTGGATATTGCCGTCGCCTCCGTCGATCTTGCGGGCGCGTACAAACGGCAGGAGTGCCTTCACACCTACAATATCTACGGGAAGGTTTGTCAGTGTAAACACTGCCGGAGAAGGCGGAGGATCACCCGCAGAGATATACCCTGCGTCGTCCGGAGTGCTATCGTCGATCAGGTCCCATCCGGTGCTGCCGCTTGAAGGCGTCCAGTTGAGCGAATCGTCTGCATCAGGACGCAGAGTGTAGACACTCACGGTCCCAAGAAAGTCGTTGTTCGAAGACCCGGTTGTATCCCAAAGAATAAGGTCTTTGATATAGCTTCGAGAGTCTCCGTTAAATCCTCCATAGCCTCCGGTTACTGTCACCTGGTCAATGGTTGCGGTGGTTTCATCTGCAATAGTATCTTGACCTGTCAGGTTGAGTACACTCACTCCGTTGACGTATATCTGAACAGTCCCCGTCGAATTATTAAGGAATACTTTTGCTTCGATATGATTCCACGCACCTGCGGTGATCACAGGTCCAGTAGTCCCTATAACTGTGCCTGCGGGAGTTTGTGCTGTACCTGCATAATTACCTCGCGTGACTACGATAGCCCCCGTGGTCAGAAGACGCAGAGCGACTTGAGCCTCGTTATTCACATTGGCAAAGATAAGCCCCATCGTGCAGCTATTATTATCGGGAAGTTCAGTCGGCCAAAGGCGCCATTGTACGCCTGCGGTAGTCAGTGGCGCATTATAGGTCTTACGAATATGGCGGTTGTTGGTGTATCCTGTCGGCGGCGAGCCTCCTCCTGCATCATTGAAATACATCGCTTTGCCGGTGGCGCTTGGATCAGGGTCGTCCAGCAATGTACCGTCATAAGAGGCATAAATGCCGTCCAGGAGGAAGGTTTCGGTTTCCCCGTAATTGTCGAAATTATCCGCGAATTGAATAGCCATCGTACTTACTCCGATCAGGGTGTCGCAGCCGCAGATATGGCTTTGCGAATTCGTTCCTCAATATCAGGACGTGATAGGCGCTTCAATCCCCCACCTACCTGAAAAACTGCGCCGTCTTCATCGACCAGAACGAGGCTGTCCTTGACCTTTACTCCGGTGCCTTCCCATGTGCCTCTGTCGTAAAGGACACCGCTGAAACGCTGCATAGGTGCAGTCGGATCGCCGGAGACAATCCACGGTTCGGTAGTGGATTGTCCGAGAAGCCAAAAGCGGTCGGAAAACACGAGAACCTGGTTCACTGCGTCCGGACTACGTTCCGCCGTCGCAAAATCCAAGGGGTCCACTACGCTTTCGCCGGGGTCTACCCAATAGAACCGACCATTGATCTGCCCGCCCTGTGCAGGAACGACAATCACGTATGAGTTGATATGCGCGACCGAGATAGCCCCCACATCGTTCGGCATCGCTACTTGCCGCAGGAATTCGACCCCGCCGTTCTGGAGCGTTGCCGCACCCCACGCGATATTTGCACCGGTTTCGGTTGTCGTGATCAAATTGCCGGTTGCGCCGAACGCCTTGGCTGCAACGAACAGGTCATTTGCAGCGTAGGAATATCCGACCACGGTTGGGTGCTGGACAAGAGCAGTGGAGTAATCGGTTCCTCCTATCCCGTCCCCATTGATCGCCCGGAACAGGGCGGTAATCGCCTCAGAATTGGAAGACCCTAGATCAACAAGCCAGGGGGCGCCTACCGTGCCGGCTGGAGTACCTGCATCGACACTTCCGTTAGTCCACTGATAATAGACGCCGCCGATTTCCACGGTGTCTCCATTGGCAATTGCTGCGGAAGCCTGAAGCTGCCCGCGAGCGTTTCCGTTTTCAGTGTAGAGCCACAAGACGCCGCCATCTGCGATAAACAGATATTCTGGAACAGCATCAGGGCCGTCACCGATCCCTGCGGTTGCCGCCATGCTTACGTCACCGAGGATATTCGTGCCGATCGAGCCTAGAAGGCTGGAAGTGCCTGTTACGCGGTCCACGCGATAAAGCTCGGTCCCACTAACCACGAACAGGTCGTCGTCAAAGGCACCGGGTTCGGAAAAGAGCTTGCGAACGTGTCCTGTCCCTACATCAATGAATTTCTTAGTCACTGGACGCGAAATCAAGGACGGAAAATCATTGCTCGCATTGAGAACAGGGTTCTGCTCGAAAAAGCGGTTCTTCAGAGGAAGAAAGGCTTCTCGTGCTACTGCCCGCTTGTAGGAGGATCTGGCGACCTGAATATCAGCCATGTCAGGCTCCTCTGATAAGAACTACGTCTTCTTCGCTCCAGGCATTATTGAAGCCCATAACGGGACTGCGAACGAAGTCAGGCTGGAATTCGATATCTTCCTTCTGCGCGTAGCGGGCAGAGAACATACTCTGAGCGCGCCGCAGCATAAGTGCAGTCTGATCGTCCAGCTTGCGTCCGTAGCGAGGATTGAGCCGGATCGCGAGAAGAATAATGAACATATCGTCGAACTCGACCGGGAACGGCATATCGTCGGAAGCGGCGAGCGTATTGACGCGCCGCCAATCACCTATGTCCGCCCGGTAGAACCATGTCCGACTAAGAGAATTGGTGTTGAGTGCGAGAGTGCGCGCCGCTTCAATCAAGCGGCCATTTCCGTCCAGAGTGACGTTATAGGTTGCCAAGTTGCCGCCAGGATCCTGCACCGAAATCCGGGCACCGTCGCTTGGTTTCTCTGGCAGATAGATCGTCTCTGTCTGCGTGAGGTTGAGAACAAGCGTGGAATTGATCGGGGGATACTTCCATATCTCCTGCCGAAGCGATTCAGGAACTTCCTGATACCCCGCCGTTCCTACCGGCCATTGCTTCAGGTTTTCACCTGCTTCCCATCCGAGAACCGAGGCGATCAGCGCGTTCAATCGCGCCAAGGCTTCGGTTTCTTGATTGGTATTGAGCGCAGACGTACCCAACGCGACAAGGTTACTTTCGCGATAGGCTTGTAGTAGAATGGAGGATACGAGCGTCATGTCCTTACGCGAACAAGGTTCCCGCAGCATCGCCCGCGAGAGTGACTACCACGTCTTTTGAAACAGAGATAGGGATAGGAGTATACTGTCCTGCCGTAACTGCCGTCGCAGCGATCGCGGGAACGCCGCCTACGGTAACTGCAATCGTACCTGTAGCGGACGCAAGGAAGCCTCCAATAGTCGGTACTCCTGCAAGGGTAAGCGAACTATTCGCAGTCATCAGGTGCGGCGTGAAGACTTCCTTGACGTTCATGTCACAGATCCATTTTCTTGGCGGCTTCCTTCTTCGGCTTGGGTTCCTTCACCTTTGAGGGGTGATCTTCCCATCCGGCAGGAATCTCTTTTTCCGAATAGCAGATTTTTGCAGCGCCTTCCGGGCCGTAGCGCCAAGTTGGCGTAAAATCTTTTTCTTCACTCATGGTCTATCTCCTTTTTGCGGTCCTTATCCTCGCTCCGGGGGTCCACTTGGGATGAACCCCCGGAGTCCGGTGAAGACCGTTACGAGCCGGAAATCTGTGCCCCCATGAGCGGGTCCACGTTCTGCGCACCGTAGATGCAGTCCCACCGGTGAACGTGGGCGCCCGTGGAGATATCGGACCCACGCCAGTAGCGAATGGAAATGCCGGTTTCCGGATCGGTCGCGAAGCTCGCTTCGCCCGTGAACGGGGTCTGGAGCTTGGCAGATACCAACTGGATCGCTGACTTGTGCCATGCGGCACGAACACGGCGGGTCGTGCTTGCTGCGCCAAGGTGCGTAACCGCTGCACCATCCACCGCAGCCGCGTTTACGGTTGCGAAGGCAGTGTTAGCGGCAGTCGATACACCGTCATTCGATCCCTGAACAATCAGGGGAGGCGAGATGATCAAGTCAACGTCGCCGCCTGCGCCGGTCGTGATCGGCGTATTCAGAGGCGAAGTAACCGGAACAGAACCCGAAGCCGTCGAAGCGCCACCAAGAACGGTGAAGACCTGAAGGTAAGGAAGCTGAACCTGGTTACGCCAATCCCATGCGTAAACGTTGGCAATGGTAAGGTGTTCACCTACCACGATTGTCGCACCGCCTGCCTGACCGTCGATATGGATGGTCTGCTGCATGGTGCTTTTCACGTCGCGGTAATTCACCGACAGCGTACCATTGTCGATCAGCGAAGTAGCGCCTGCTACACGAGTACCGACAGTGATCGAAGGGCACTGCTGCGTTGCGTAAACGTCAACTTCCGACAGCATCGGAATCTTGACTTTCTCAAGGGCAGTACGGTTCACGCCCTGAATGTCGCCGCCGATCAACGAGCCGCGAATTTCTTCGCCGTCATTGAACAGGACAGTCGAGCAAAGGTCACTGTTGGGGGTACCGAGGTCCATCAGACGAGTGTGGACGCGGTTGAATTCCGCAGGCGAGCCAATGTAGTTCGATGGGTCCGTAGCGAAAGTACCAGTGCCTACATAGCTGGAGAACTTGGCAACCTGCCGCTGAAGGTGGGCGTCGATCTGGTGAGCCAGAGTCGAAGCCGCAGACTTCATGGTTTCGTTCCGCATCAGTTCGTTGAACGACTGCACGTATTCAATGTCACCAACCGAAACGTGGACTTTGGCGTACTGATCGACCGAGAGGTCAATCTTACCGGTCACGATATCCTGAGCCGCCAGGGCTGCGGACATTGCGGAGGCGTCATTGCGCGCAAAGCGAGGCGGACGCTTAACGGAAATCGTAAGTCCGTTTTCGTCTGTCACGCGATCTTCGAACTTGCCTTGCACCAGTTTGCCCGTGACAAGCTGGTTCTTGGCGAGCAAGAGCATGGTGTTCGCATACTCCTGTGCGTTAAGAAACTGGTTAGCCATCTTTCACTTCCTTGTGTTGTGGGCATCAGTCTCTCGATACCCGGTTACTTCGCTGCTTTGGCAAGACGTTCGAACTCCGCAAAGTTCGTCGTATCCGCCGAAATCGTTGTGCGCTTGCTCCGTCCCCGTGGTGTA